TCAATACGACCACCAAGTTCTGCCTCTGTGAGTCCAAGCTCTGCAAGTATGTCCGCTTCCGTCTGACCTAGCTCGGTGGACAGCTGCTCAAGGGCCAACGACATAGCGGTGTCACGGTCTACACCTGATGCTTCGTATTCTTCGACAAGGGCCGCAAGGTCGTCTACCCCCGCAGACACTCCACCAATGTCTTCCTCTAGCGCCGACAAGCCCGCAGTGAACTGTTCTGACAACGCTTCCTTGGTAGTGTCGAGTTCTGCTAGGAGCGCTTCCTCGGTAGTCCCAAGGTCTGCTGCCAGCTCGGCTAGGGCAGTGTCGACATCACCTGCGTTATCCTCAATCAGCTTAGTGAGGTCTGTCTCTAGCTCGGATATTACACCCTCGAGGGTTCCTGTGGCGGCGTCTACAATACCTTGCACGTCATCCGCAGACAGGTTGTTCATATCCCCAAGAGCTGTGGTTATCGCAGTGTTTACGTCTTCCGCGGACAAGTTCTCAAGGCCAGAGATAGCCTCGTTAACAGCGGTGCTGACATCTTCAGGTGATGCCCCTACAGGCAGCGCAGCCACAGCGTCTTTCACGTCAGTGACCGCTCGATCAATAGCTGCCACTTCAAGTCCAAGATCACCTAGGGCATCAATCATGTCGCCTTTGACAACGTCCAAGGCCTCTTTCATCTCATCAGATATCCCGACTTCCCCAGTGAAGTTGTCTAGGATATTCATGATGGAGTTGTAGCGCGCAACGGGTAGGTTTTCTTCGGCCCTGCCAGCGAGATCAGTCTCCATGTACTGGCCGATTAAAGACTGGATATCCGCATCGGTTGGGCGAGACAGTCCCAAGTCCGCGTAGGCTGCGCTAACCTCATCGGCGTCGACCATTCGTGGGTCTACATAGTTCTCAACGCGCTTAGGCGTAGTGCCCTCGAAGTTGTTACCGCCCTGACCTACAAACTGAGCGAGCTCTTGTTCCGTGGGAGTGTACCCGAGGTCTTCGTAGAACTTACGGGCTTCGGCCTCTGTAACCTGACGGGGGTCCACGTACGCGTTGATAGCGGTCTTTTGTGTGTTTTCGGGTTTAGCGCCGACAAACTGGTCGATCTGCGCCTTCGTGGGGGTGAACCCAAGGTCGCTGAAGAACTTTTCTGCTTCCGCGTACGACGTTGCCTTCGGATCGTACTCTTTTCTGATGCTCGTGACCGCGGAGTTTTCATCCTTCCGACCAACGTACGCGTCAGCCTGCTCATCAGTGAGTGTGATACCCTCTGCGAAGGCCGCTGCCTTTACCTCGTCTGCATCCAAGAACCGTGGGTCTACGTATGCTGCAACATCTGCAGCGAGTTTAGCCTCGTCCCGTGTGCCCGCAAACTTGGCGATCTCTGCATCTGTAGGTGTAAACCCCGGATTCGCCTTGACGAACATATCGCCCGCTTCAGTCGTAGTGACAAACTGAGCGTCGTAAGTCGTGTTCAGCAGGTTATTCAGCACCTCGGTGTCTGAAATACCCATATCTTTGAGGGCTTTCGCTGCGTCAGTAGCGCTGGCAGCGCCTGTGAGGGCTTCTTTTACAGCCGGGTTAACGCGCATGATAGCAGACGCGACGGCGTTTCCAGTGTATATACCTCCTGCAGTGCCCGCCCCTGCGAGAGAGCCCATAATAGCCGCTTCAAAGACGCTACCCGCTATATCGTACGAGGGGTCAATTTGAGCTAGGGTTGTACCTACGTACAGCTGTGGCAGGGCTTCCTCGATACTCTCAGTGATGCCTTCTTTGATTGTTACTTTAGCGCCTTCTTTTACTTTCTTTTTAATAGCCTCGTAGGATGTTACAAAGAACTCGCTACCTTTGTCGCCAAACAACGATTTCGAGAGCGCCTGACCACCAATACCCGCAGTGGCAGCAAGAGTGAGGACCGCTATGCTCCCCGCTTTTTGGGCGACGTCCATAGCGTAGTCAGTGGCCTGTTGCTCGTCCATACCTGATCTGAGTGCGGTGCCGTAAGCCTCATCAAACGCGCCTGCAGCAGTACCACCGAAGGCTTCCGCAGCGTCGAGAGTTATACCGGTGCCGATAGACACGCGAGCGGCTACTTTCTTGGCGTAAGCCTCACCCGATTCGAGGAGCAGGCGCTTCGCTACGTTCCCCGTACCACCGGAAACGAGGAAGATCGGGATTTCCTGCAGGAGCTCATTAACGACGTTCTCGGACACCCACTGCAAGGGGTGGTCTTGGATGTTACCGAAAATAGCCGCGGCTTTTAAGTACCCTTTCATCGCAGTGGACGGCTCTTTGCCGGGGTTATCTTCACGCCACTTCTCGTCGTAGTTGGCCGTATTGGCCTCCATCTCTTTCGCTGCGGCTTTCCACTCATCCGACTTCATGTCCCCACTGAGGGAGATCATGTTCTTTGCTAAACGCCCAACGGCGTTATTTGGGTTAGCTCCCGCAATTACAGATAGACCTGCGATTGCCTGCAGTATTTCGCCACCTGAACCGATTACGATACTACCTGCGTTACCTAAACCGCCGTCGGTACCCTCGTTTATGTAATTGTACACGTCTTTAGAGGCTTGGTAGATCGGGGCAGTTACGTACGTATCTAGCAGTCGCCCTGCTTCCGCCCCCAACCCAGCAATCTGCGCAAGGGTAGAGTTGGATATTACGCCCGTAGGGCTTGACTGTGCGGCGTTAATCATGTCCGGGAGTGTGGCACCGGAGGTGTAGATGGTTATTTGGAGTACGTTAGGGTTGTCCGCGTAAGATGAGCTGGATATTGAACTGGTGGAAGCATCGGCCAGAACTTTGTCAAGCGCTATGGGGTTACCCCCACCATTTTTAATGGCATTGGTATAGGCGTCAGGTTTTTGCCACTCTATCGTATTACCAACTTTCGTTAGTTGGGCGGAACCCGTCGCAATATCGTTGAGCGTTACGTTGTTTGCTTTACCGTAAGCCGTAGGCAATACGTCCCCGAACGGGGTTGCTTCGGTTATTGCGCCTTTGGCTTGGCCTACGAGAGCATCAAAATTGAGTCCTGAGATACTAGCTACATTAGGTACGTTTTTGTTGACTACATCGTATAGGGCGGCAACTTGAGAACCACTCATCTCTCCCATGTTAAAACCGGCAGCGGCGGCAATCTGTTGTCCGAGGGTATCCTGCGCGCGATTCAGGACTGCATTGGTACCGTCTTTATCTGTAGGTTGCGCCTGCCCCTGTTGTAGGAAGTGACCGTATACATCGGCATCTGCAGAGAGCCCGTTCGCATTGCGGTAAGCATCTTCGTCAAAATTCGGGCGCAAGGTAAGCGCTACCGCCTTGTCCGCTGCGGACAACTTGGGTTTTAGCACAGCGTCGAGGTCTTCTGTCTTAGAGACCACCCACCCCATGGAGTCGTCGTAGTCTTTCTGTAGGGTCTCGATTTTGCCATTATTCGTGTTGAACGTGGCTTCGGCACTAGCCAACTGATTCTTGTAGTTTTTGTTGTAGTCTACCTCGAGTGCCGAAGCGTAGTCGTTGTACTTGTCCGCGGCTGCATTGGCGGCATTGGCGGTAGCTTCGGACGGCTTCGCTATATACGCGGCGTTAGCCCGATCATATGCGGCTTTCAGACCCTCTTGGGTTTGGATTTTACCCGCAAGCCCCGACTGCAGGGCGTTGTACTTGTCCGCAGCATTTTTGGCGGCGTTTACAGTGTCGTTCAACACTTTTGCTTTGGCTTCAGCGGCGTTATATGCCCCACTTACTTTATCAATGGCCTTGTTAACTGGCTTATCAATAATAGTCTTGAGTGCCTCCGCCCCCGCAGCCGATATGGACCCAAAGAACGCCTCACCCGCACCGTCGGGGTTACCAGCAATAGCCTTAGAAACTGCTGCGGCGGTGGCGTTAGTCAGGATAGCCGCTTGAGCGTCACTGAACCCGGCATTTTCCTTCAGGAAGTTGTTCATAGCGTCACCGACGCCAGAGTACTTGGTGATAATACTGCCTAGCTGCGTATCAGATAGATTGCCACCCTCTAGCTCTGCGGCGAGTCCAGCGAAGATCGTATCTTTGACGCCACTCTGTAGGTCTTCAAACTTGGAGCCATACTGCTCCTGCATGGTCTCGCTGATTTTGCCCATACCCGCAGCGAGGCCGGCCTGCAAGCCGCCGGTGGCGAACGCCTTTAAGGGGTCTTGCCCATACACAAGTGCAGTGGTCGCCGACTTAGTGCCTGCACCTACAATGTTTGCCATTATGGCAGAGCCACCAGCCTTTGCTACTGCCTTGGATGCGTATTGCCCCGCTGTAGCGCCGAGCTTCGCCCCTGCGTAAGAGATGGCCGCTGCCTTAACTGCGTCCGCAAGATTGCCCCCCTTAGCGAGTACGGAAGCGCCGTCAATGAGTGGGATAGCCCACATGTTACCTGTAGCAACGGCTGCGATTGTAGCAATGGTCTTAATGGGGTCGTCAAGCGCGTATTGAATAACGTCGCCGACACCCTTAACAACGGGCTCGATAATCTCGTCAACAACCCACTCGATAGCATCGCCAACAACGCCAACGACGCTTTTAACGACGTCTACCGCAGTGTTTACAACTTTTTTGACGACCTTGACGACTGCTGACATGTTACATCACCTCAGTAAGGGGTATCTCACCCAGAGTTACGAACGCCTTGGAGTTACCATCTGCCAACCGCCCTACGGCGATCTTTGTGTCCGCACGATCTGCGTACCGTTTCCACGCTTGGAACGCGCTATCGTATATAGCACCGTCGTATTCAGACACGTACCGCCTTACGCCTATATCTTGCAGGTGTGTGAAATATCGTAGTCCGTTGGCAATGAAGTTCTGCGCGGTGTCCACGTTGAACGCACGGCCCCACATCAGGTCTTTTTCCTTGCCCGTCCCGCGGTGCGCTAGAAACACAGTGTTCCCAGACTGCATCATGTTTACATTTTCCATAGTCATCTCTTTGGCGATACTCGCTAGGGCCGCGGTTGGGGGTATACCACCTAGGTCCAGTTCACTTACAACCATGCTAATGATCGTAGGGGCGGGTAGGGGTTCTTGTTTACTATCTACTACAGTAAGCATCTTACACCTCCGTAGAGAATAGTGCAGCGGAGTAGATGTTACCCATACCTGCAGCTAGGCTGATGAATTTGTCACCACGAACGAAGGTATCCTCAGACACAAAAACGGGATCAGAATCCGTACGGTTCTGAATTGCGGGTAGTTTACCAGTTTTAATGTCTCGAAGCATGAGAGCAGTCTCCAACAATCCGCTGGCCCCCATAGTGTGTCCGATTCGTGGTTTGTATGAAGTTGCTACAAACTCGGGAAGCGTTCGAGTGAGGGCCGTTTTTTCTGCAGCATTGTTGACCGGCGTACCAGTACCATGCGTTTTAACCATCTGTACACTATCTGCGGGGGTTTTGGCTACCCATAAAGCGCCTTCTACCGCCTTACTGTACCCAGCGCCGTCATCCCGTTGCCCTAGCGGGTTAGTATTATCTTCCGCTGCACTGTATGCACCGAGGAATTTGGCTACTGGTTCCGTTGTCGGTTCAGTCTCAAACACCGATAGCACTGCGCCCTGCCCGAGATAGAACCCTTGATTTTTGCCGTCAAATGCGGACGGTTGCATGTCTTGATCCGCCTGTATACTGGCACCGGCTTCGCCGAAGAACTCTAGTGATAAGTTGTTCACGGCATCTTCTCCACTCAACACGATGACCCGAGTGAAGCCATAGTTGGTTATTAGATTGTAGACGTCCATCAACACTTTGAGACTCGATGCACAGGCGCTTGCGTCCGTAGATACATGGTCAACTGGACCAAACATGCTGGCGATTCGCCCTGCGTAGATGTTGGTCAGCACGATAAACGGCACCTTGACCTTGTAGTGCAGCTCCGCCTCTGGGTTCTTGTCGTAACGCCCGTTGTTACCCATCCAGCCTTGGTTACCTGCGGCAAAGATAAAGGCGGTCTTACCCGATGTTTTATTGTTCCGTACGTATTCTCGTGCGTCTTGTGTGACAACACTCTCAAGCAGCTTGTGGGGTGGATACGACATACCCGACTTGGCTCGACGAAACGTCTCCGGGATAATATGTGCACGTTGCGGGTACTTAATGTCGTCCACTAGGGTGGTGGTTTCCGTGTACGCAGTTTCACAGCAGGTCATGTATATCATTTCACTGCCCTCATGGCTTCGTCTACGGATTCAAACGTCTTGACCTTGTGCTCGTCAATGAAGTCCTTGGCATCCTGCAGCGTTTCGAGTTTGGGCGGACTGTCCGCCACCTCTTCTGGAATACCGTGCATATCACCCAGAGTCATAAAGATCAGAGCATAGTCCAGACTATCCAAGCCAAGGTCTGTCAGCACGGCGTCCATACTGTCAGGTGGCAGATAATCATCTAATGTTGGTTTGCATTCACGCACTACGGCGTCAAAAAGTTCTAAAAAGTCCATTACGCACCTCGTTTGTTAAGGGTGCCCACAGTCTACAATAGAAGAACATTCCATACAAGTTACTGACGAAGGATACAGCCACAATGGTCGAGGGTACCCCCGGATGCGGGGATGTCGGGGCGCGGGTATGCAGGCTGAACGTGTCAACCACGGGCTTACATGCGCCTACAGCTGAATTTGTTGGATTACCAAGTTCGCCGCTGGTGAGCTGGGGGCGAAAGCTGTCGCGGGGACGGCCGATAGGGCAACCGCGGTGTCTGTCGCGGCCATCATGACCTCGACGTAGTCCCCCGCGTTCATAGATACTGACTCCGCGACAAACACCGAGGTGTAGACGCCATTGCCAGTAATGCCAATAAGTCGAGACGAGTCTGGAATATCTACACCGTTTTTTCGTATCCACGAGTAGATATTCTTTGCGGAGGCGTTCGTGCTAGAATACTGCAGTGAAGCCGATACGGAGTAAAAGCCGGAGCCCGCGACAACGATACGAGACGCTGGGGTGCCTATAGTAACCCCGTTACTAAGCAGTACGCTACCGAACGCAATCGCATACGGCGTGTTTACAACTGCCGGGGAATAGCTCGTATTCCTAGAAAAAGTACCATAGGACTTCTGCTGCTCAATAACGGGGCGGACAAATATCACTCCGTCGGTGGAGCCCACCTGTATAATTAACCCAAGGACTACGACACTTTCAGGTGCAGTAGGTTTGACATTGGTGAAAGCCCCTGCGGTGATGGGCGACGCATATATTATATCCCCTTGTGCGAACGCACTCGTATCAACCCCGCGCACAAACCCCAAAGTAGTGCAGTAGCCCTTTTGCCCAGAATCGGGCAGCTCGTGGGTCATCACCCCCAGAGCATACAGCGTGGACTGCGTACCATCAGCAAGGTACGGAGAAATACTTATTGCGTCGTTTGTGGCCCCGACAAAGCCAACTACAGTCCCGTTAGGGATGGTCACACCTGTGCTGTTCTGCACCCGCGCATACAGTTCTTGCCCGACCTGTTGGACGACCCCATACTCCAAGTCCACTTCCAAAGTAGCATCGGTAGGGTCCCAGTCTACTCTACCTGTCTGGTGTGGGGCGGCTCCAGACGTAGTATCGAAGTCAATATAATCTACCTCCTGCCCCCAGTCTAACCGCCGCTGCATCGCTTCGACGCGGTTAAAATATAGCCGTAGGATGTTGTTGAGTTGGTCTTGATACTGCCGGCTGTACTGGTCAGTTGCCGACGGAAGCGCTGGAGGCGCTGGGGGGTTAATATCATCCTCGGAGGTGACAATTAGTGCCATTATCGTCTCCCGTCAGGTCGCATGTCGATGCGGGGGGCACCGAGCTGCCACGTCACACCTTCTCCAGTGGACTCGACTTTCATGGCCATCTGACGCCCCCGCACGCGGGTGAAAATCTGCCCCGTGAACGCCTCGATAGGTAGCACCGCGGAGCGGGATATGACCCGACTGTTACTACCACCGACCGATGCAGGATCGTTGTACCCCGAACCTGAGTTAGCCATAGGCAGCAGGGTCATGGTGGCGCTTGGCGCTGTCGCGGTAGAACCGTCGAAACGAATGTCCGGTAGTATGCGCCAGACAAAGGCGAACTGGTGCCCGTCATCAAGGTCAAACTCTGCCGAGGCGATGTAGGCGTGTATGGGCAGTGTCGTACCCGTCTCGTTGTCGTCAACACCCAACTCGTGTTCTACGAGGTTATTGCTGTATGTGGCGCCCAGTGGACGATCTCGTAGTCCAGAGTCCAACCATGCGGTTCGTGACATCGTGCCGTAATACCACACATCCTCCATGTAGTTATACACCACATAGCGGTCATTCT